CATGAATATCAATTGTTTCTCCGTACTTCTCTGCCCATTGCAGGATCCCTTTTTCAAGTGCTTCTGCTATATATGGTTTTCCTTGTGCTGTATATTCCATAACCCATTTATCGTAATCAAATAATGCAGCAGTAGTCTCCATGGGTGGATAATCTTTATAGTCTTTTAACTTATTTATACCAATCTGCACTTCATCTTTCTGTTCTTTGAATAGCTTTAATAGCATCCCTTCGAATGTATCGGCAATATCATCTGCTTGCTTTAGGACTGCAGTGACTGTTGCTGCTTTATCTGCTTCAATCTCGTCATCAGTCATTTGTTTCTGTACTGTATCAATACTCTTGCTAATATCTCTCATAGTTGTGGGGAACAGCTTCTCAAGTTGATCATCTATTTCATCTTGTGGTTCCGATTCCGGTATTATCGGCATCAGCCCTGTAATTATGTGATCATCCATACCATCGGCAATTACCGGTTCTAAATGATAAATCTGCACTCGCATTTCGTTGCGAGTTAATGAGCCATTATCAACTCCTTTAACCCATCTCTCAAATTCAGCATCTAAATCATCTTGCAGTACACTGATCTTACTTAAATCAAACTTGACAACTATATTCTTCTTATCAGTTAGCTCTGGGATTAAAAAGGTATTGAAGAGCTTCTCTATTTTAGTTAATCTTGGAATTAATGTAGAATTCCAAAGCATTTGCTTCTGTACATTAGCATTTGCCAAAACGCTTGCATCCCTATAATCTGTAAAATAGATAGGTGGGACACCATATACTTCTCGGATTGTATTCTTTGTGAAATTCCGTTGCTCAATTAGCTGAGTATCTTTGGCACTGAGGTTCAATGGTTTAAATTCGAAGCCGTGACTTACCACTCCAATCTTACCTGTATTCTTTAGTCCTTCCATTCCCTTCTTTATCATACCAACAGCTCTTTTGAATGTATCATCACCCATTTCAGTCTTGGTTGATAAAATACCGCTCAGTCTTGCTCCATTCTCAAAGAATATCCTATTTGAATTAACAATATTCAAATCCACTGTAATATCTCTTATTGCAGCTTTTAGTGGTGCTATGCCTCTTAATGGATTAGCAGGATCGAAATGCTTTAGCATTAATATATCAGTTGCTTCTGCTTTAATCCTATTGCCCATAAGAGTTAATACATAACTACCAACTGTGAATTCGTTCTCCGGAACCACAATTAAGTATTCATTACTGAATGGATACAACTCAGTGACTTTGCCGGCTGTATATCGTTTTAATAGGGGAGCTTCACCTGTTAGCTCCATGAATGTTATTACAGCTTCCCAGAATTCATAACTTGTCATTTCGCTATTGTACTTCTGGAATAATTTAAATTCATCTGTTTTAGTAAGGTCTTTCGGATCCTCTGGATCTGTTACATCAAGTACTTGTAATTTCAATTGCGCTATATTCTGAGCAATGACAGAGACGCTTTTATATACCGAAGCGATTACACCATACAATCTCGTGTAAGCTTCAGAGTCACCTGAATATATCTCAGCACCTTTCGGACTAGTCTTAAAGAAATCTACTTCTGTAAATTCCTTTACATCCTCACCACGCGGTGCTTCAATTACTTTAGCATCTTGTAACCAGTTATTTATTCGTGACTTTAAACTCACCAAAATCTCCTTAAACTAAAGCAAAGCAGAATTCTACTTCATTGCTGATGTCTGCTGTTCCATATACCACACTATCACCTACATCCGGTGATCTACCAATTCGCTTCTTTAATTCACTCTTAGGTTCTAATGCAATTGTTTTGTCTTGCACAACCTTATATTTTATTGCTGTTACATCATTGACAAACATATCAAATTCATCTGTATTCATTAGTTTCTTATCAATACCAAAATTACCTTTCTCTAGCATCTCTTTAAATTCATACCACAATTGAGTTCTTATATTGGCATAAACTAAGCCGAACATCTTATCTGGATCCTTACTTGGCTTGCCACCGCTATGTATCTCCATTGCCTTTATATTCTTATCATTCAAATAATCAAGCACTCCACCACCAATCCCATCACCATCTACCTTTATATCTCCATCAAGAATACTTGATAATGATTGCTTGACCATAATCTTCTCAGCTAATTCATTGGTCCGCAATCCTTTGAATCGACATATATTATTTAATATATTTTCTTGTATTTGAATTATAACTGAATCATCATCACCAAACCGCGCCACATCAACACCAAGAGCATTCTTTATAGTAACCATATCAGCTGATGGCTTATTATCAACTGCACCATATATCAGATCATAAGGGATTAATTGATCCGGCTCATCTGAGTATTCCCAATTGCCATACCTTAATCGTTCACGTTGTGATTTTATCTTTATATTATCCAGTCGTTCCTCAGTACCCTTCTGAACAAAATAGTTGTCAGTTACAAATGCTTGAATGAATGCTAAGTTTGGAGGTAGAATTTCTTTCTTAGAAGGCATATAAAAATCAGTGTATAACCAATTCTTTTTAGGATTTGATGTCAATAATAGCTTGCCGGGAATACCAAGTTCATCATTCATCCATTGATTTACTCTTGTCTTTAATACATCATAAGCACCAAAATGAACTTCACCGGCTTCCTCAATCCAGCCTTGTGTATATTCAGAGGATCCATATCGCTCATATAATGGATCACTTGGTAAATACTTGAGTTCTAAGAAATCAATAACACTGCCGTTAGCAAATTTTAAACAACTTGCTTGATCATTATAATAGAATACTCCACTCCTGCCCGTCTTTATCTTATAATATTTCGCTACCTTAAAGAAGGTAACCATTACAGTTTGTTTTAATCGTTTCAATTCAACTCTACCTACAAAATACCGTGTGCCAGGATACTTCATTGCTTGTGTTATTTCCCAAGTACATCCAAGCCACGTCTTACTTCCACGAGCAGCACCACCGAATAAAAGATCCTCAACTACATCATCCATCAATATTGAATAAGCTAATTCCTGTTTGGGATTCCACACTATGTCAATATATTTCTTCATTCTTTATCCTTCTCAGGATCTTCATCTCTAGTTTTGAATCTTAATACAAGTTCTTCTCCATCTTTACCAGTCAATTCAGTACGTTCAGTATATCCGCGATGCTTACCTTGTGTCCTTAGTACCCACTTTGCAGTTTCATCATTTACCGTTGGATATTTAATTATTGGTTCACCTTCTTTATCAAGCTTTGGATTGCCATCTTTATCTAATACAGGAACTCCTGCTTCTTGAATTGCTTTAGTCAATTTCACATTGGTATGCACTACATCTTCAGCACAATCAAGCGATTGCTCTCTTGCATCTATTTGGGCTTGTTGTAATTCTTCTGAGTCATTTATTCTATTATTAATAGTAACCCAAGTACAACCAAGCATTCTTGCTGTTTTCGCTTTAATTCCGGCACACTGATATAAGGCATCCTTGATTTGTTCATCAGTAAACATCTTCTTTACCGTAGACTTGTCAAGATTATATATCACTCCATTACTCATAAAAACCCTTGTAATTATTAAATCTATTAATAAAAACTAAAACCAACATAAAAAGCAATAACCCAAGTACTCTTGGATACAACTTACATTTAACTGGTACTCCGTTCAAATAAATCTCCTTGAGTAGCCAACTTTTATTTACGATTCAATATATAAAATTCTAACCTAATTTAAAATAAATATAAATTAGACAAGCAGGATCAGACACCTACCTAAAAAATCAATAAAAAAAGCATTTTCTTTATAAACCTAATATTAACAATGATTTATAATTGCCGAAAAATAAATATAAAAATTCATTTCCCCATTTTCTCAGTTTTTGCTCATACTTATGAAAACCTATATATAATAGAAGTACTTGTTTTTATTTAATTTATAGTAATTTGAAAACCCCAATTAAATATATATTGTTTACTTTTCATCTGGAGGGTCATGGATCACTGAATAAATAATATTTTTAGTAAAAACAAGTTCATCATCTCACACCCACCCCATATATATTTACTCCCCTACCTAACTTCAATAAAAACAACGAATCGACTTTTCCAAAACACTCAAAAACCCCCAAAACTGAATTTGGAATTTTGATATTTATGCAAAAATCAAAAAACGAGTTTTCATAATTTAGCCCAAAAACAGCCAATTTGACCAATTTTGAGGTATTGAATTTTACTTAAAAAAAAATACTATTTCTTTAATAAACTACTACTCAAATAGTAAATATCTCTGGAATACACCTTAGCTGACAAGCAAGATTCCAGGATCTCGAGTAGTTTTTCATCAGAAGTTGCACGATACATTATACAATCATTACAGACAATCCACTTCACATCATCATCAGTCATGAATAATTCATTCAAATTCTTCATAAATTTACTCATTTTATTTTCCATCTTCATTCTCCTTTTTACAAAGTTCAACATTATAACTATGACATTCAGGATCCGGACAGCAGCAACGTATTTCCCACTGCTCCATCGTAAATATTTTACCACAATCCAGACAGATCATACGTTGATCATGAATCATTTTTTTCATATGATCATCAGATCTAGCACCAAGTACAATACAGAAGTAAACTGTTACAGCCACTACTAAGAATACAATAATTAAAACGATTATAATAAATGG